TAAATGGATGGATAAGTATAGAAGGGTTTAAAGGTAATAAAGGGCTTGGATATGTAAGTTCTAAATTCTTAGAATTAATATAAAGTTAAGAGTGAAAAAGTCATATTTACAAAAATATGACTTTTTTTACTTAATATAAAATTAATTTACATTCCATCTATAGTCGGTACTACATTTATAGGAGAATCTTCAATAGGACCATCAGCTTTATCGGTAGGTGTAGCTGGAACCATAGGTAATACTTTTTTTTCTGATTCTACAACTGGAGGATTTTCTATAGATTTATGTCCCTGATTACTAATTGCATTAGTAGTTGTATTTTCATCAACATATCCTTTTTCATTATTAGAAGCTCGTTTAACTTCTTTATCTCCAGTTTGATTATATTCTTGACTGTCTTCTTTATCTACAGTTTTATTTAGTTTTGATAATTCCTTATTAGCTTTATTTAAATCTTTTTTAGTTGTGTTTATCTCTTCAACGGTTTTTTCATGTTTTGATTTTAAGTTTTCATATGTCTCGTTATCTACTGTATTTATTTTGCCTATAAACATCCCAGATCCAAAAATAATAATACTACTTAAAATTCCTGCTATAGCTTTTTTTCTAAACATACTATGCCTCCCTAACGTTTTATGTATTTATAATAACATATTATTTCCAAAAAATTCCATGAAATAAAAAGGCCTATATTATTAAAAATTATTTATAATCTAGAGTATAAAGGAGTACCAATCCAAACTGGTACTCCTTTTTTTATTGCTTACTTTATTCCTTTTTTTCTCCATATTCTCTAACCATTGCACTTTCTTTTACTACCCAATCTCTGCCAAATTTTTTACAATCTTCATCAGCTATTAATTTTCCAGTTTCAACTGCCTTTCTTAATGTAGAATCTTTTAATCCCCATAATTTAGTGGCTTCTGCAAATGAATATAATCCTTTAAAGCTACACATAGTTTTTACCTCCTATGAAAATAAATATTTAACTGCTAATACTACAAGAGCTATAGCTCCTATAAATTTAATTAAAGCTAAAGTTAAATCAATTACACTTTTTACTAATTCTTTTTTATTATTTTTCATTGTAATTAAAATGGTCATGTATTATTATAAAAGTAAGGGTGGTGGTAGGAACACCACCCTTATGTTTTATAGGCTTTCTAGTATCATTTTGATGATTGCTACTAGAGTTCCTATTTCAAGTGCGAGTTCCGTAAGTGCTTTAATCACTTTCGTGAACTCTTTTATTTTTTTGACCATTTCCTTACCTCCTTTCTATATTTATATTATATCACGTATGCGTGATATAGTCAATGCTTTTTTTAAAACTTTTTCCTATTTTTTCCAAAAAGTATACTCCCTAGGAGCATACTTTTATCATCTATATAATTGTTAATAACTTTTAAAAAACTGTTGATAAGTTATATATTTCCTGTGGATAATCAACCTATTCTGACTATGTCAGTACATTTTTAAAAATAAATATAGTATTTTCAATATGTTTAAGGCAAAGGCATAAAACACACAGTTTTATGCCTTGCAAAATTGCATATAAAAATAACTACAACTTATATATAAGTTGTAGTTATTTTTATCTAATTTTCTTCTAGATTTTTTATTTATATTTATCGTTTTATCTACTATGAATTAAAATTAAATATACTAGACAACATAATCTAACTAGCCTATTTTAATTTCACCACTAGCTATCATTTCTGAAAATGAATTATTACAACAATCTAATAATTCATTATAATTTAAATCAGTTATATATTCGTTGTTTATATAAAAAGAAATATCTCCATTTTCAGATTCACTTAACTTCATACATCCGAATTTAAAACCATTAGAAGGAATTCCTCTTTTAACAAGTCTATTTCCAAAATTCAACTCAAAATAGAATTGATTGGGAATAAGTATTAAATCACTCTTTCCTAATTCGCAATCATTTAGCATATGTATTTTCTCACAGTATTGTTTTTTTTCACATTCATTATTTATACATTTCATTTTTCATATCACTCCTTATATTTAATAATTATATTTCACTCTATTTTATCACATTGGGAAAAATTGTAATATATTAATGTACTAATACTTAATTTTATTGACAATATCCTTTATCTTTATTAATCAAAATAAAACTATAAGTATAACAAAAAGACATAAGCGGATAAGTTTTATATTTTAATTTTTAGTACAAAAATAACTAGCTCAATTTCATGCCTATTTATATAAATAAAGAATACTTTCCAATATATTACATATTTCTTTGAAATTCTATTTATCGACAAATTTCACGAATTTTTTATGATATTATTCTATAGTATATGATATTAGAGGAGGGGTATAATGAAATTAAAAAGTTTACACTTAAAAAATTTTAGAGGGTTTAAGGATTATACATCTATAGAGTTTGATGATTTAACTTGTTTAGTTGGTAAAAATGATGCAGGTAAATCAACCATTTTAGAAGCTTTAGACTTTTTTTTAATGAGGGTGGCTCTAATGGAACAATAAAATTAGATAAAGGCGACTTATCAATTGATGCAGATACAAGCGAAATTTTAATAGGTGCTACTTTTACAGACTTGCCTTCTGAACTAATAATAGATTCATCTAAGCATACATGTCTTGAAAAGGAGTTTTTACTAAATAAAAATGGAGATTTACAAATTCATAAAATAGTAAAAGCTACAAGCAATAGTAATCTGAAGGTATCTAGCACAAAAATTATAGCTAATTATCCTGAAAATTGTAAAAATGTACATATTCTCAAAAGAGATCAATTAAAGGCATTAGCAAAACAACATGAAATTGAAGTATCTGACAACAGAGTATCTTCGTACTACAGAATATCTATTTTAAATAAATATTCTAATGAAGAATTAAAAGAAATTGAAATTGAAACTAAAAGTGAAGGTGGTAAAGATATCTGGGAAGGTATAAAAAAATATTTACCTATATATTCATTATTTCAATCAGATAGAAAAAATCAAGATAAAGATGGGGAAGTTCAGGATCCTATGAAAGAAGCTGTAAAGGAAGTTCTTTCTCAACCTGAAATAGTTTCTATATTAGATAATATAAGTGAACGAGTAACAAGTGCTGTTAATGATGTTTCTGAAAGAACATTAAAAGAATTGCAAAATATAAATCCTGATATAGCTAAAGAGTTAAAACCGGAAGCTCCTAAAAAAATTGAATGGGATAAAATTTTTACTTTTGGATTAAATAGTGATAATGGGGTTCCTTTAAATAAAAGAGGTAGTGGAGTAAGGAGAATGATATTATTAAGTTTCTTTAAAGCTCAAGCACAAAAAAGAAAAGAATATAGTAATAACGTAGATATTATTTATGCACTTGAAGAACCTGAAACTGCACAGCATCCATATTACCAACAACTACTTATAGAATCTCTTATAAATTTAAGTAATGATAATAATACTCAGATTGTATTTACTACTCATAGTCCAGAACTTTGTAATATGATACCTAGAAATTCTTTAAGATTTATAGATAAATCTAATGAGTATAAAATTTTTAAAACTCCAACTAATGATATAATCGAAAAAATTGTATCTAACTTAGGTATATTACCTAGTATCTCTTCTGATATAGAAAAAAATGTAAGAAAAGTACAGGTAGCATTATGTGTTGAGGGACCTACAGATGTTTCTTTTTTTAAGAATATAAATACAAATATAAGTGAACTTAAAAATATAGTAGATTTGAATGACGAAAGAATTATAATTATTCCTATGGGTGGGAGTACATTAAAGGCTTGGGTTAATAATCGCTATTTAGATAAATTAGAAATAAATCAAGTTCATGTATATGATAGTGATTTAGGTTCAAAAACACAACATAAATATAAAGATGAAATTGAAAACTTAAATAAACAAACTACTTGTAAAGCATATGAAACTGAATTAAGAGAAATAGAAAATTATATACATTCAAGTATTTTTTCAAGCGAAGCTGGAATTTGTTTTGAAAACCAACATTTAAATATGTGGAATACCCTAGATATTGGAGAATATTGTGCTAAATACAAATATGACTGTAATTGTGATACAGAAAAAAAATGGAATGATTTAACTGATAAGAAACAAAGTGAAAAAATACGTAAAGAGAAAAAACTAATCAATGAAGACTACTCGAAATTAATGACGAAAGAATTATTTGAAGATATGGAAAGATATGAAGAAGTCAAGAAATGGTTTGACTCAATTGCTTTCTTTCTCGAAAACTAATAGAAATTAATCTTATATTTACTAGATATAAATAAGATTAAAATAGTAATCGTAATAAAAATAATATATATTAAAAAGATGCTCCCTTAGAGCATCTTTTTAATATATATTATTTTTATTATTTATAACTCGACTTATAGTAGCTTTGCTCCAACCCGTTACACTCGATATGTAACTATAACTTTTACCTTGTTTTTTAAGTTGTTTAATTTTATCTATATCTTCATCTGAAATTTGTTTTTGCTTAGTTTTGAATTTACTATCTGATTTAAGTTTCTCTAATTCATCATTTAACTTTTTTATTTCTTTATTTTTTTCATTTAATTTTTTCTCATAAAAAGAAACCATCTGATTATATTCTTTTATATAGTGAAATACCCAATTGTAATTATTGTCTTTTAGTTTCTTAAACAGATGTAACACTCCCTTCACTGTTTCACAGGATAAAAAACTAATTCTATAAATATTTATAAATTCCTTTAAATAAAAAAAGAACTAGTAAATAGTTCTTTTTTTATTTATATTATTAATCTTCATCTGTATCTACAAATCCTAAATCTTCTTCTAATCTCATATTTTGTTCCTTAATACTTAATTCTTGATTTTTATTTTCAACTAAATCTAAAATATTTTTATTTTGTAATATTTCAATAACTTTTTTTTCAACTAAATCATCTATATTACTTAAATCTGTATTTTTATTAGTGTTTTTAAAATCATAGTCTTTGTATTTGTGGAAAAACCTAACTGCATTACAAATATAATCAGGAAACTTTATTCCTGTTTTTAGTTCATCCTCTATTATATCTCTAACGTCTTGATTTTTTTTAGAAAAAGTTAACATTCTGCCTTTTGATACGTTTGGCATAATTTCACCTTCTTATTTTGAATATTTTTTAACTGCTACTTTATATCCACCTTCTGCCGTAGTCCATTGACAACGTTCTGGTATAAATGAGTGTTTTATTTCTCTTCCTATTATATCTTTTATGTGTAACGTAGTACCGCCTACAAATACAACTTTATCAACTCTATCTATGTTTATTTTATATTTCTTTATATTTTTCATAACTTCATTAAAGTAATTAATTTTTGCCTTTTCTATGAAAGGAACACTTTTTGGATCTATGCTACCTGCTACTTTAATTCCTCCATCTTTAAGAGCTTTCATTGCATCATCATCATTAAATACATTACCTCTATCATAAATGCTAGCTTGTTCTTTTACAAACTTTAATAATTCATCTGTTCCACATTCTTCTATATGTCTATCTTCATTTTTACAAGAACCATTTCTATATAAGCTTATGCCCATATTAAGTCCTCCTAGATCCACTACTAATACGTCTTGACCTTTAAATACTTCTGGATATAAATATACAACTCCACTACCTTCTGCTTTTATAGTTATATCCTCTATAGTAAACTTATAGTTTTTACCATCTACAGTTATGTCTATTTCTCCATCGCATTTCATGAATTTTTTAAATTCTTCTTTTGCTTCCTGGATCTTTAAAACTGAAATAGGACAAGCTAAAACTAAATTAACTTTATTTTTTGCTGCTTCTTTTGCAACTGTTTCTGGATTTAAGAATTTAGTTATTCCTGTATATAATGCAACTTTATGTATCATATTTGTTTTAGAAGTTCCTGTATAGTCTTTAGTAGCTCCTTCTCCAACTATATAAGTTTTGTCTTCAAATTCAACCTCATAGCTTTCACCTTCTGCTTCCATGAACCCATTTTCTAAATCATATAAATTAGTTCTTAAATCAACTCTTATTATATCTTCCGCAGTAAGTGATATGTCTCTTCCTATTAGTTTTGAATCGAATTTACCTATATCTGCACTTGCTATAATTTCATTTGTACTCATTTGTTTGTCCCTCCACTTTTTAATATACCCTAATTGTACCCTAATTACTCCCTAATGTCAATGATATTTATATAAATTTTATTTAAATTAGGGTAAAAACTATATAAATTTTATATGAATTACACCCTAATTTAATTTAAAATACTATATCTTGATAGTTTTATAACCCTAATTGTACCCTAATTTAATGTATTTTTATGCTATTACTTTATCATATACATTTGACTGTTTGAGAGCCAATTTAAACGATATTTTGACGATTGTCGATGGATTTTATTATAAATACTATATATCTTCTATAATTCCTATTAAAACGGTTTTTATATGTAATTTATGCTTTTATTCTATGTACCAAATTTAATTAAATTTACCTTTTTGATTTTCTAATAGCATTTTTTCTAATTCATCAGAATTATATTTTTCAAAAGTTTGATTTATATTATGTGCAGTAGTTTTCTTTTTAGGACTCTTATTTCTTTTATTAGATTTTTTTCTAGATTCTATATGTTTAGTGAAATCAGCTAATGACGTTATTTTATTATTATTTAAATCTTTTATAACTTCTTGTAAATATCTATATATATTATCTTTACTTGTAGCATTTATAAAAATTTGTTCAAATACTTCTAAACTTATATGTCTATTTTCCTTTAGTAATTTTGAAGTATGTGGCATAATTCTTTTTTCTAATTTAAAAGATTTATATAGGTCTATAAGTTTTACTTCATCATCATCTATATTTTCTTTTTTTATATTTTCTTTTTTATTATATTTTATTTTAAGTGGCGTATTTTCCGAAGTCGGCTTTTCCGAAATCAGATTTTCGGAATTCGGTTCGTTCGTAGTATTTTCAATTGATTTAACGATAGGATTCATACGAACTATGTATTTCATTCCTTGCATTTGTCCTCTTTCATTTCTTATGTATTCTTTAGATATATAACCACACATTTCTAATTCTTTTAGAGCGGTAGAAACTGCTGTTTTTTTATCTGTTCTATAGTTAGCTAAAGATTTTAAATAAACTTTGTGAGATCCTGTATTTCTATATTGTAAAATTTGAACATATACTCCAACTGCTTTAAAAGAAAGTCTTGTATCATTTAAAATAGTATTTGGAATTGTAGTAAATCCTGTGTTTAAAATTTCATCAAATTCAAAATAAGTTTCGTTGTTTATTGCCATTTTTAATTCCCCCAATTTTATGTATTAAAAAAACCTCGATATTTATAGATATCAAGGTTTTAGAGGACTAATTTAAATACACAAAATTAATATTATGTAGTTGAAATATTAACGTATATATGCTAATATAATTACATAAATTAAATATGTAAAAAACAAGTCTACTTAAAAACTACTTGATATCGTACACATATCATTTAGTGACTTATCTAAGGTCGGCAAACCGAAGATAGGTCAGTAGGCTTTTTTTATGTTTAATTTTAAGTTAATGATAAATCTATTTACTTATTTTGTCAAACGAAATTTAATTTTATCGATTGAATAGCTATTATAAAAAACTATGACTAGAGCGAATCTCTAGTCATAGTTTTTTATACAAAAATTCAGAACATTTGTTTGACTTTGTGTTAAATATATGTTAATATTTTCCTATAATTACACCGAACGGATGTTTGGTAAAAATACAGGAAATGTGTGTTTTCAATATGTATAGTAGTAGGAGATGTTAATTTCGAAATGATAAATTTAAGTCATAATCAAACTAAAATTTTAGAATCAATAAAGTGGAAAATCAAATCAAAAGGATATCCTCCATCAGTTAGGGAAATTTGTGGAATTACAGGTATTAAATCTACATCTACTGTTCACTTTCATATGAACAAACTTGAAGAATTTGGATTGATAAAAAGAGATCCTACTAAACCTCGAGCGATAGAAGTTTTAAATGAAGAAAATAGCATACCTGGTTTCAATCAAGAGATTATCGAATTACAAGTAATAGAGTTTTTAGAAAATGAATTTTGCATTGAAGAAAGTATAGTGGAAACTATGAAATTACCGTCAAGTATGGTTTTAGGAAAAGATAATTTTATATGTAAAGTTTTAGATGATAAATTGATTGAAGTCGGAGTATTACAAGATGATTATATTATAGTTGATAGAACTAATAAGATTGATAATGGAAATCTTTTTATTGGGAAAATAAACAATAATAAGCTTATTTCAGGTAAATATTTAAAAAATGAGGATTATATTGAAATACAATTTGAAAATTGTTTTTGTGATCCTATAATTGTACATAGTAGAGAGTTGGAAGTAATAGGTAAGATTAGAGGATACTTTAGAATAATAAAGTAATATTATTTTAGGAAGTGCTAGCGTATATGAAAAAAGAAGAAATTATAGAACTAATGAAAAGTTTAAATAAAGCCCAATTTGAAGTTATAAAAGAAACTATGAAAACTATTATAGAAAATAAAAAGTAGCAGATTTAATATATTAAATCTGCTACTTTTTATTATTTAGTCACTATTTTTTTCATGGTTTCTAAAATGAGTTTTTTAGAATCTTTATCAAGAGTTTCAAATAACTCTAAAAATTCTTTTTCATCAGCATCCAAATCGAATTCACTATATTTATCCATTATTATTGGTTCAATTCCATTTTTTAGCCATTCTGGATTTACATTTAAAAGTGAAATTAAATCTCTTTCTATTCTAGGGGTTATAACTCGTATACCTTGTTCTATATTTGCGACTTGGGCTCTAGAAACTCCTATTATTTCGGCTAATTGTTTTTGTGTGAAATTTAATTCTTTTCTTATTTCTTTAAGTTTATTCAACAAAAACACCTCCTTGTGTCATTATATCACTAAAAAGGACACAAAACAATAATGAAATACACAAAATGACATTTAAACCTTGACTAATGACACTCTGTGTCGTAAAATGTAATTAAGCTTAGGACACAGAGTGTCATTGAGGGAGGTGGATTTTTCTTGACTGATAGAGAAATTATTGAATTAGTAAAAAGTATGAAAGAAAAAGCTCCAAATCAATTCTTTGAAACAATAGGAATTATGAAAGGGATAAAAATTATGGCTGAAAAAAATCAATCTAATTCAGAAAAAAATCCAAGCATTAAAGTATGAAAAACTAAAAACAAAGGGCTTATAGATGATAAGTTTTAAAGGCTCTATGTTTAACATGAAACTAAAATCAAATGTAAACAAAGTCAAAAATCTATAAGCCTAAAAAGCTTTTTTAAGTAAAAATAAGGGATAAAAAAAGTGTGTGATTTTACAAAAAATATACTAAATAAAAATATATTGAAAGGTTGATTTTTCAAAAGTCCGAGTGGGCTTTTACTGTCCTCGTAATAGGTACTAAGAAATCAACGAAAATATATTAAAAATAAAGCAATAAAAGTTATAGGTGAAATTATGATTAATCAAATAAAAAGAACTAATAAAAGACACAAATCTAGTAATAAAAAAAAGAATCTATATACAGAAATAGATATTGAAAAAATATCTAAAAGAATAAATGATGAAGAACTTTCGATTGATGAAATCCAAAAAATAATAGATGTTACAACAAATAGTATTTATGAAGCTAAAACAATAACTTCAGGAGTAGTAAGAGAAGTAGAGATACACCCAGTATTTTTAAAAAAAGATATGCCTGAAGAATTTAGAATGAAAAGTACAAAAGAAGCTAAGAAAAATTTAAATAATAAATATGCAAGATTATATTTTATTAGAAAAGCTAATACAAACTTTGTTAAAGGTGACTACTATATAACTTTAACTTATCTTATACAACATCTACCTAAAGACCATGAAGAAGCTAAAAAACATATAAGAAATTACTTTAGAAGGCTAAATTACTTATATCATAAACAACAAGTTGCTCATGGAGTTTCAAAGAAAAAATGTAAAAACATAAAGTATATGTATGTTACAGAAGCATCAAAAGAAAGCAAAGGAAGGATACATCACCACATACTTATGGAGTCGGTTTTGCCTATGGAAATTGTAGAACAAACTTGGAAGTATGGAAGAAGAAATAACGTAAGAGTTATATATCCTGATGATTTACATATTACTGGGCTAGCAAATTATTTAGCAAAAGATCCTCGAGGTAAAAAAAGGTGGGGATGTTCAAAAGGATTGAAAGAGCCACTTATAACTAGAAGCGTGTCGAAGTTCTCTAGAAAAAAGATTAATCAAATGTCAAATAACTATAACTTAATAGAACATGAAATGCAAAGAACTAATCAAGGATATAAATTCATAGATGCAACGGTTACAAAAAATGAATTTAATGGAAAATGGTATATAACTGCTAGACTAAAAAAAATAAAAGATTAATAAAAAAGAGGGGATAAAATGAAACAAAATACAAATTGTTTATTTGCTATAAATGGAAAAGTATGTACTCATAAAAATATTTGTGATAAAGAAGCTTGTTCCACTAGAACGCTATTAAAAGGATATTCAAACTGTGTTTTCTTGTATCCAAAAGAAAAAGCTAAGGAATATTTTAAGGAAAATAAATAAATTTAGAAAAGGATTGAGTAAACAATGAATATAACAGAAAGTGCTATAAAACTAGAGTATTTAGTAAAAGAGATATGCAAAGTTAAAGAGTTAGATATAAAACAACTTGTAGAAAGAGAAGATCCCAAACTTAAATTAGTTTGGAAAGAAGCTCAACAAGTATTTTTTAAATCAAAACCAGTTATGGTTTAAGGATAAACCGAAAAATGAAAGATTTATATATTTTTATATACTATTTAATTTTTATATTTGGTGGAGTTGAAATATTAGCTTATGTAGCTGATAGAAGAAGCTGAAACGATGGAATTAGAAAGAAAGTAAAAATAAGAGGTGAAGAGGGTGAACTATTCTAATACTTATGATTTTGATTATACAGAAAATTATATGGCTTTATTAGCTTGTATATTAAATCCTAAACTAACTATAGGGAAAGCTGTAAAACATATAGTACTTGATAATATTAAGAATTCTGAAACTAGAGAATATAAAAGAACTAATCAAAAACATAACTATAAAGTAAAAGTTTTAGATGAAGTTGAAAGTAAAGAAATTGAATTTGATAACTTAGATGATTGTTGCGAATTTTTAAATATGAGAAGGGCAGATATAACAACTTATATAAAACATAATAGACTGTTTAGAAAGAGATATAGAATACAATCTTTAGAGCCTATAAGGAAAGTTGAAAGAAAGCCTTTAATAGTTAAAGATACATTAAAAAATGAAATAATGGAATTTAAAAGTATTAATAAGGCATGTGAGTATTTAGGGGCTAAAAGACAAAGTATTAATGAAGCTATAGCAATTAAAAGACTATTTAGAAAAAGATATATGATTGAGTATATATTAGAAAATAATTCTTTTATATAAAATATAATTTTTATTTAGAAAGGATAATGATATGTTGAAAGAAATTAGTCCTAAAGAGTTTCAAGATAGTGGAATGATATGGTATTTAAATCAACAACTACATCTATTTGGAATGGCTTTAGCAATAAAAACAAGTGAAGATGGAACACAACAACTTATACCTTGCGAATGTAAATTCAGAGGATTTGATGTAAATACAAATGATGAAGGATATAAAAAAGTAACTGAATATATGGAAAAGAATATAGATAGATTTAAAGAAGGTATAGAATAAAATAATTCTTTTATATTGGGGGTTAATATGAAAATAAGTGATGAAAAAAGAAAAAAGCTTTATAAGTTTATAAATATATTAGAAGTTAAAAAGAGAATTGATAAATATGAAATTACAGATGGAAATGGAAATACAACTATATGTGAAGATATAGAAGGCTTAGATATAGTCTTAAATTTATATGAATTTAAAAATTTAAATATATATATACCAGGACTGAATATAATTGATGAATACTTAATGAAAGATTATATAATAGAAAATTTAGAAGCTATATTTAATTAAGCAAAGGAATAACATATGGAAAGTATTTATATAGAGTGTAGAAACTGTAATACATATTTAAAAATAGATAAAAAAGATTGTAGATATAGCTGTTATAAATGTAGGTGGGAAGAAGATCTAGTTGTAATAAATGAAAAAGGAAGTAGTAAAAATGAGAAGAGGCGAAGAAAGTGAACAAATTAATCTTATACAATGGTGTAAATATAATGAACATATTTATCCAGGATTAGAGTTAATACATCATATCGCAAATGGAGGGAAAAGAAATAAATTAGAAGCTGCTAGATTAAAACAAGCAGGAGTTAAATCGGGAGTGCCTGATTTGAGTTTGCCAGTTCCTAAAGGCGAATATAATGGACTGTATATAGAAATGAAATACAATGGAAATAAGCCTACACCTAATCAAAAGGTATGGATAGAGAAATTAAATAAGCAAGGGTATTATGCTACTGTTTGCGATGGATTTGAAGAAGCTAAAGACACAATAATAAAGTATATGTCAATTATATAAGAGGTGGGAGTTTTATGGTAGATAAAGATATAGAATATAAAGATATAGTTAAAGCAGTAGTTAAAGAAATTAGAAAAGAAGAAAATGAAAAAAAGAAAAAAGAAATTTTTCATAATACAAAGATACTTATGAGAAATTACAATGATTTAAAGAGTCATATGAAAAATGCTATAGATAATGTAAATGGCTTGGATAGTACAGATATAGACTTAACCAATTTAAATACAGATGAAATATATATATTGAGTATAAAAAAGAGCAAAGTAAAAACAGTAATAATGATATCAAATATAGATATTGCATTAAAAGCATTGAAGAAGAAACAAATTAACAATAATACTATGGAAAAGTATAAAGCATTAGAATTATATTACTTAAAAGAAAAGACCTATGAAGAATTGGCAGAAGACTTAAAATGTAGTGTTATATCTGGAAGAAGATGGGTTTCGGAGATGTTAAGAGAATTAAGCGTATTTCTATTTGGAATAGAAGCTTTAAAGATATAAATGTGATAAAAAGTTGATATTTTAAAGATAATTGAATGATGTTAAAATGATAGTGTGGAAAAATTATAAATACATAAGCTTTTATAATTTCACTAAACTTTTATTAGCTTAGCCAAGTGTTTGTCCCTACACTTGGCAATATGCAAGTTGTAGTAATTATATTGGTGCAACTCCGATAGCTTGCTAAGATGACTATACGAAAAAAAGAGGAATGAGATAGTAATAAGTAGGGTAATGCTTATTACTTATCTAATACAAAGACTAGATTAGGTTCTAGTCTTTTTTATTTTGTTAGAAAGTATATGGTAAGTTATGGCGATGTTAAAGCTTTGTAGCTGGAGTGGATGTACTAGAATAGTTAAAGATAATGTTAAGTATTGTAAACAACATGAAAGCAAACATAAAGTAAATGAAAGAGAAAGATATAAAGAATATAAAAGAAGGAAGGCTCACGATGAAGAGCATAAGAGGTTTGAAAGCTTTTATAATTCTATGGCATGGCAAAGAGTGAGAGAGCTTGCTATCTTAGATACGGTAGCTATAGATGTTATAGACTATTATAAGTTAGGAAGGATAACTCAAGGAGAACGAACTCATCACATTATAGAACTGTCTGAAGATATGGATAAGAGATTAGATAGAGCTAATCTTATCTATGTAACAGAACGTAACCATAGAATAATACATCGTGAGTATAACAAAGGTAATAAAAAAGAAATGCAAGAGTTACTTATAAATTTAAAAAATAGATTTATGAGTGAGTTTAAACTAGGGTAGGGGGGCTGAAAAAGTTTAACTAAACCCTCAAAAGGTCGCCGTCCCTAACCTCGCACGAGAATTTTTGCTATTTTTTGGGGTAGGGGGGGTGTATGGCACTTTGAAAGGGGTGGATAAAATGTGAAAACATTGAAATGTCCTACTTATTTAGATGATGAAGCCAAAAAAGAATGGAGAAGATTTATTAAAATAAGTAAAGAAAATGGGACAAAAATTGATGAAAAATATATGCGAGCATTAGAGCGATATTGTGTTAATTATTCAAAAGTTCTTTTTTATGAAGGTGAGTTATTAAAGACTGGGCACTTAATTTTTTCAAAAGATGGATATCCTCAGCAACATCCTAATAATCAATTATTAAGAAATGCAGAGCAAGAGCTTAGACATTGGATGAAAGAATTAGGAATGACACCAGCATCCGAAGCTAGAATACATAAAAATAGAGTTGTAGTTGTAGAAGGAGATGAAGATAAAGAATTAGAAGAGATGATCTCTAAATGATAACTCAAGAAGAGAAAGAAATTAAAAGGTTTATAGATGAAAATGTAGATATACAAAAAAACTATATTTTAGAAAAAGTTATTCAAGAACAAAAAGAAAAGTATGATAATGATGAATACTTTTTTGATGAAAAAGAAGCTTTAAAATTATTTAAATTTTTATCGAAGTTGACTTTAGATAAAGGGAAAAAAGGTCAAAAGATAAAATTATTGAAGTTTCAATTTGAAATACTAACATCTATACTATGTGTAAAAAATAGAGAAACTAAATTTAGAAGATTTAAAGAAGCTCATCTAAATATAGGTAGAAAAAATGGTAAAGGCTCTTTAGTTGCATGGATAATAATATATTTATACTTTACAGAGGATACTTATGGAGCTGAATATATTATTGTTGCAAATGATATAAAACAAGCTACAAACCTATTTAAAACTATACAACTAACTATAAAAAATAATAAAATACTTAAAAAGTATGTGAAGATAACAGAATCTAAAAAAGAAATGTATAGAAAAGCGACAAATAGTTATCTTAGAGTGTTAAGTAATGAAGGTGGAAATCTCGACTCTTATGCTAGTTATATAGTTGTATTAGATGAAATCCACGAATATAAAAAAGATGATGCATATTCTAAGTTAATAACTGGTATGGGGTTATGGGATGATCCCATTATGTTCACAACAACAACAGCATCGAATGGAGAAGATGAACAAAATTTGGAATATCAAATGTATTCATATTCTAAACAAATAGAAACGGAAGAAATAGATGATAAAACTTTTTTCTATTCTATTTATGAAGCTGAAAAAAAATGTGATATTTTCAATATAAAAGAATGGTGTAAAGCTAATCCAGCACTTGGATGTTTTAAGAAGGTAGATGACTTTATAAAACTAGCTAAAAAAGCATCAGCTATGAAAACTTTTGAAGCTAAATTTAGAAGATTATATCTTAATCAACATATAGCTACAGACAATATAAAAAATGCTATAAATATGGATCTATGGAATAAATGTACTAAAAAAATAGATTTAGAAGATTTAAAGCAATATAAATTATGTTGGTGTGGTTTGGATCTATCATCTAAAAATGATATAACTGGATTTATTCAAGTTTTTTATGATGAAGAAAGAGAAAAATATATTATATATCCTCATTTATTTACTCCTAAAGATACTATATTTGAAAGAGAAGAAATTGATAAAAATCCATATTCAAGATGGGTTAAAGATGGTTATTTGATAGCTTTAGAAGGAAAATATATAAATTTTGAGTTATTTTTAGATTATTTATATGAATTAGATAAAGAATTTGAATTTGAAAAGCTTGGATTTGATAGGTGGGGAAGTCCTACTATATTAAATAGGCTTGAAGATAAGTGGGATATAGTTCCACTTGGTCAAGGATTTCAAACATTTACACCTTATATAAATGATTTTGAAAATTTATTAATTGATGAAAGATTAATTATAGCTGAAAATGAGGTATTTAATTTTATGGCTAAAAATACAATAGCCGTTTATGATGATGCTATGAATATTAAATATAGTAAGAAAAAATCTAGTTTTAAAATAGATGGTATTATAGCTATGCTTATGGGATTAGGTCTAGCTATAGAAGAAAATGAAGTTGGACATTATGATCCATTTGCTGAACTTGAAAATATAGAAAGGTAAAGTAACTAATGCGAATAAAAAAAATAATAAGTAAGTTAAAAGAGCAATTATTTATAGCTGATTTGCTATTAATGATTGCTCTTTTAATAATGTTTGGGACAACATACTCTTTAAATGCTTATGTAGGTATGTATTTACTTTCAATAATATTAATTTGCTTAAGTTATCTTATTCAAAAAAAGTAGGTGATATAAATGTTGTGGGATAAGATTACAAGAAATATAACCTATGATGATTCAAATAAATTTACATGGGGAAGTATTGGAGCTATAGATATAGAAAGTGATGCAATGAAAGAAAATACATATTTTAGGTGTATTAAATATATTTCTGAAAGTGTAGCTAAATGTCCTATAATTTTGAAACAGAGTACAGAAAATGGAGATATAAGAAATACAAATCATAGGCTATACAATAAGTTAAGATTAAGACCAAATCCTTATATGAGTGCAATAGACTGTATTCGAACATTTGTAGCACTTGGAGAACATAAAGGAACTAGTGGATTGTTTATTGATAGAAAAACAATGGATTTATACCCTGCAGAAGTTAGGCAGATTGTTATAGATAATGCAGGAATATTAAATTCAAAACTAAAAAGAAAAATACTTATTGAATTTAATGTTTTAAATCAAATTGACTATTGTTTTGAAGAAGATATTATTTTGTATAAACCAGGAATTACATTTGATGGTATATATACAAAAAGTAATAGAGAAATGTTAAGTAAGACACTAGAAACTAATATAAAAAGTCAAAACTATCTTAATAAATTATTTGATAATGGATTAACTAATAAAGTTTTAGTTCAATTAACCAGTGATATAAAGGATGAAAAAGAACTTAGAAAGATACAAGAAAAATTTAATAGGCTTTACTCAAATGATGGAAGAACATTTACTGTTCCTGCTGGATTTAATGTATCTAATTTAAATCTTTCTCTTTCTGATGCACAGTTTGAACAAATTAGAAAACTGAGTAGACGAGAGATAGCCAATTGTTTTGGATTGAGTCCATCGCAAATTGGAGACTTACAAGATTCAAATAATAGTAATATGCAAATGCAAAATATAGGTTTTTTAACAGATTCACTTTTAATTAAGTTTCAACAAATAGAACAAGAATTAGATTGGAAGTATTTATCAAGTGAAGATAGAGAAAAAGGAAACAAATGTAGATTTGAGGAAAGTGTAATGCTTAGAACAGACCCTAAAACTCAATCAGAGATAATAAATTCATATGTTACAACTGGAGTTTACTCTTTAAATGATGCGAAAGATAGGTTAGGTATCACGAGAGTAGAAGGGGGAGATGATATATTGGTTTCTTCAGGAGTTTACAAACTTAAAGATTTATCAACTATAACAACAGCGAAAGGAGGTGCTAAAAATGAGCAAACAAAAGGAGATTAGAAAAATTATAGCTACAAATATAGAAGCTAGAAGTATAGAAGAAAATAATGAAAAAATTATAAGTGGATATATAAATAAATTTAATTTAAAAAGCCAATATATGGGTTTTTTTGAACAAGTAGCTAAAGGAGCATTTGATAAAACCTTAGCTGATGGACATAACATTTATGCTATGTATAATCATAACTCAGATAAAATTTTAGGGTCTACAAGAGGATCAAGTTTAAAACTTAGTGTAGATGAAATTGGATTAAAATTTGAATTAAAAATAAATGAGCAAATTTCATATGCAAAAGATTTATATGAATTAGTAAGTAATAAAGATATAGATGGTTGCAGTTTTGGATTCTATGTAATAGATGATGAGTGGACTGTAACTGAAGATAAAGTTGATTTAAGAATTATAAAAGAAGTTGAATTAATAGAAGTTACTATAACTCCATTTCCTGCTTATTTAGATTCAGAAGCTAGCTGTAGAAGTTTTGAAGAACATAATAAAGAAGCATTAAAAGAAAAAGAAATAAATGAATTAGGAAAAGAGTTAGAATTAATAGAACTAGAAACAGAACTATATAAAACATATTAAGGAGTGAAGATTAATGGAAAAGATATTACAACTTAGAAAACAAGTAGAGGAGCTTTCAAAAGAAATGAGAGCTTTTTTAGATTCTAAAAATATTGAAGGGGCTAAAGAAAAGCGTGAAGAACTAAGAAAAGTAAAAGAAACTTTAGCTATAGAAGAGGAGCTTTATGAAGAAGAAAAAAGAATTTTAGAAAATCAAGCTAAACAACCTGAAAATAGAATACAAAATAAACCTCAAGAAATTAGAGCTATAGCTAAAGCTGTTTTAGGTAAGAACTTAAATGATGAAGAAAGAGCACTGGTAACTGTTGCAGGAAATGGAGCGGTATTACCTGAAGAATTTATAAAACAAATTGAAATTTATAGAAAGGGATTCCCTTCTCTGAAAAAGTTTTGTCATGTAATACCAGTAAAATCTAAAAATGGTAAAATGCCAGTGGCATCATTAGGTCAAAATACATTAGCGAAATTAACTGGAGATGCACCGATTCCAGAAGGGGCTATGGTTACAGATAAAATTAGTTGGGATGTTGAAGATTTCGGGAAATTTGTACCTATAGAAAGAGATTTAGAAGAAGATGCAGCAGTATCTATAATACAAGATGTGTTAATGCCAGACTTTGGAGAGGGATCTGTAAATGCTGAAAATATAGAAATAATGAGTATAGTGAAAGCAAATTCAAAAGATGTAGAAGGAGCTAAAAGCTATGAAGATGTAGAAAAAGCTATCGATTCCACAATTCCTGGAGCAAAGGCAAATCTTGTAACTATAACTAATACAACAGGTTATTGTTACTTAAAAAACCTTAAGGATAAACAAGGAAGAAATCTAAACCTAATAACTAAAATAGGAGATACAGAGTATTTTCATGGTTATCCAATTAAATATTTAGATGATAAAGATATACATGATGATACAAACACACATATATTCTATGTAGCTAATCTAAAAGAACTTGTTAAATTCTTTGATAGAAAAGGAATATTAATAGAAAAATCTACAGAGTTTTTATTTAATAAAAATCAAGATTGTATAAGAGCTATAGAAAGATTTGATACGAAAAAAGGAAATAACAGAAGTGCTAAGTGCATAAAGTTTAAACTAGCTTAAAAAGAGATTAATTTCTCTTTTTTAGAAAGGAGTTAGAATGAGTGTATCTGTAGAAGATGTAGCTGAAAATAGCAGAATTGATTATATTGATGAGAAAACAAGAAAACATATAGAAAAAAAGATTCAAGAAGCTCAATTATATGTTGATATTTGTGTAGGTCAAGCATATAAAAAATATGAAGATAGAATGCCTCTAGCTAATTTATTAATTACAAAAATAGCAGGAGATTTATTTGATAATCCTGATTTAAGATTAGAAGGTAAAAATTATGGATACGACCAAATTTCAAGTACGATATTAGATATACTTGCTAATTGTGGTGATGAAAATGGCTAAATTTACTCATATAGATATTAAAGAAATCAAAGATAAAATCATTAATGGTCGAAGATATGATAAAGAAGAAACTGATTTTCTATCAACATATAATGCAGAGGTATTAGATTTAATAGGAAAAGAGCAATATGAAGCTATAAACTCAAAGTTAGAAAATACAGTTATATTTAAAGTTAGATATTGCTTACCAATGGAGAAATTAAGAGATAAAAAAAATTTCATTGTAAAATGGAAAGATAGAAAATATGAAATATATTACGTTGATTTCATGGCATATAAAAGAAAATATATAAAAATAAAATGTAATGAGGTACTGTAATGAGTATCGAAATGGAATTTGAAGGATTAGATGAAATTATAAAAAGAGTCGAGTCTTTAGCTACTGAAACTCAAGTTGAAAATACCAATAAAAAGATATTAAAAGAATGTGGGGAGTTAGCGTACTCTACAGTTAAACCTTTAATACATGAAAGTGATAATAATAGTACAAGTGGTAGACATGGAAGTAGACCAAATGGACATGCTAGAGATAATGTTCCAAAACCTAAATTAAGGAAAAAGGGTGGAAGAACTTATGTAGTTGTTGGATGGGAAAAATCTGATAAAAGTCCTTATTATTATATGAAATGTGAGGAATGGGGTACAAGCCAACGACCTCCGCATCATAGTTTTGGTTTAGTTAATAAAATGTTAAAAAATAAATATGATGAGATAGCTAAAAAAGAATATGAAAAATTAATTAGAAAGTTAGAGGGGTGATATAGTGGAAAAAGATGAATTTGATATTATAGCACTTGTTACTCAAACTTTAGAGCCTACAAATATTGAAGTATTTGAGGGGTGGTATGATGAAGAATTAAACAAAACTCATATAACTATACATGAATACTTAGATCAAGATGACGATTACGAAGATGATGAAGCAAGTTGTATAAAACATTTTATTCAAGTAGACATTTGGAGTAAAGATAGTTTAGAAGCTTATAAATTAAAAAGACAAGTTAGAAAATTAATGATAGAAAATGACTTTATCAAAAATGATGGTCAAGATTTTTATGAAGAAAAAACAAAAATTTATCATAAAGGAATTAGATTTACTTATACAGAGTATTTGTAAATCTTTTTTTATTTTAGAAAGGAGCTGAAATAATGACAGTAGAACAATCAGTAAAAACTCGTAGAATGGGATGTAAAGATATTTACGTAGCTTTAGTTACTGAAAATACAGCTACATCATATAAAACAGCTAAACCTATAAAATTAGGTAGAGCTATAGGAGCTAAAGTTTCCATAAAAAATAATGTAGAGAAAACATATAGTGACGATATTGTTGAAGAAGTATTTGAAACTTTTGAAAGTGCAGAAATAGAAGTAGAAAATAATAAACTATCGCCTGAACAAAAAGCATTGTTAAGAGGTGCTACATATAAAAATGGTTTTTTAGTAAATAATGTAAATGATAACGCAGCAGAAATAGCTATAGGATGGAGAGCAAGACAAACTAATGGAAAATATGAGTTTGTATGGTATTATTGCGGAAAGTTTAATCAAGGTTTTAATGAAGAATATGACACAAAAGGAGATAAAACAAAAACACAAACTGCTAAATTAAAAGGTACTTTTTATGGAAGAGAAGTAGATGATAATTATAATACTGAAGTAGATGAAACATATTTATTAGAAGAACATAATGATGCGAAAACAGCTATAAAAGATTGGTTTTCTAAAGTTCAAGAACCAGTTGAAAAAAAATAAGCATAATTTTTTAAGTTGAAGAAAAAACACTTTATATAATCCGATATAAGGAGATATAAAAATATATTCGATGCATTAATCAATAATAAGGTACAACTCTTTAAAATGGCTTTAATTAGTTTATTTGAAAGAGTTGTATTTTTTATCAAAAATAATTAATTTAGAGGGTGAAAAAATGAAAATAACAGTGAAAAATAAAGAATATGATAGTGGAAAAATACTAAGAAATAAATATAAAAAGTTTACTGAAGTTAGGGATAGATTATCCCAAAAAGAAGGATATACAGATGAAGATTTAGGGGATATGATAGATGTTTTAGTTATTATGTTTGATAATCAATTTACAGCTGAAGATATAGACTTAGAATTTGATGT